AAACGAAGAGGAATTCGAAGAGAAATGGCAGTTGCTCAAAGTAATGATTGACCTTCTTGGGGGCGATTATAAAGAGGAAGATTTAAGTTATGAGAGACTCGCCCCTAAGGTTGGTCTTGGAGGTCCGGGGAGATTATTACCAGTAGACGAAGAACATTCATATTGACAAGTAATAAATACGGTGGTAAAATATAATGAAGTGAGTTATCTTTTATGGCTAAAGGATTTAAAGTAAAGACGGTTGCACCTAAACAAAAAGCACCCGATTGGGATATTGATGCAATCAAAGCAAGATGGAAAGGAAAGGCAATTGTCTTCTGCTTACCTGGTAGAGGTTGCTCCTATATCTTCTTAAAGAATTTTGTACAGTTATGCTTTGACATGGTACAGAATGGAATGAGTATTCAGATCTCTCAGGATTACTCATCAATGGTAAACTTTGCACGTTGTAAGGTACTCGGAGCAAATGTATTACGCGGTCCAAAACAAATTCCTTGGGATGGTAAATTGACATATGATTATCAGTTATGGATTGATAGTGATATAGTCTTTGATACTAACAAGTTCTGGCAATTGTGCGATATGGCTTTACCTGCCGATGCTGTTAATGAAGATGGCAGCACAGACACTTCTAAGGAAAAGCAAATCGCAGCAGGTTGGTATGCCACAGAGGATGGACAGACTACCTCAGTTGCTCATTGGTTAGAGGAGGATGACTTCCGTAAGAATGGGGGAGTTATGAATCACGAGACAGTCGAATCTATCTCTAAGCGCAAGAAACCTTTTACTTGTGATTACACTGGTTTTGGTTGGGTTCTTATTAAGCACGGCGTTTTTGAATCTCTTGAGTATCCTTGGTTTGCTCCTAAGATGCAAGTCTTTGAGTCAGGAGACGTACAAGACATGTGTGGTGAGGACGTCTCATTCTGTTTAGATGCACAGGATGCTGACTTTGAGATTTGGTGCGATCCTCGTATTCGTGTTGGGCACGAAAAGACAAGGGTTATTTAATGTATAAAGTTATTAATCTAGAACCTACGAAACTCTCATCAGATCAATTATGGGATCTCTCCGCAGAGATCCTTACCGAACTTTCTCGTAGAGATAATGTAGAGTATCGTATTAAGGCAACCGAAGAATCACTCCAAAAGAAATTAGCAACCTTATGATTATGGCACTCACGTCGTGGCTCGGTCTCTTAGTAGTATTGGGCATTATCTTTACAGTTTATTATCTTAATCTCTATAACCCAAATTAATTATTATGGCAGTTAAAACCAAACAGGGGCAGTGGGGTGCCTCAGAATTTATAGAAACTACCCCGAAGAAAACTCGTCAAGGAAATGGCAAACACACCAAATATTCCGCGACTTCTCGCAATGAAAAGAAAAAGTCTTATAGAGGACAAGGCAGATGAATTTAATGAACTCATTTGCTGCAGCAAGTCTTGATTTAAATGAAGCATGGAACCTATCATGGGGTGAAGGCATTCAATTTATTTTAGTTCTTGCTTTTGTCTATTGGTTGAAAGTTCAGATCGATACAAGGGCAGGTCTTGGTAAGAAAAAACGTAGAGAATTGAAGCAAATCATAGTAGAAGCAATAAAAGAAGCAAAACTTGACTAAATAAGACCAATAACGTTATATAATAATGGGATATCTGGAAAATTATACCGGATATCCTTTTTTATTACCGAAATTCTACTTTAGGAGGGCATTATGACTAATCTTGAGGGAAAAATGCTTCGTGAAATCACTAATGATGGGATAACACCTAAAAAAAGTGATAAAATGGAGAGTTCTAAAGACTTTTATGAGCGTTTAGTCGATGATGAAGACTTAAATTGCCAAGAAATTGAAAGCTATGAAGTCATTACAGAGTATCGGTAAAAATTCTTAATAAATAAGTTAGAATTAGTACTAATTTATGCCTTTAGAAAGGGTAAAACAAGGCTATAAGGACGTTAGCATGTCTTTTAAGAGTAATCCTCTTAATGATGACCTTATTGGCTTAAAAAATGAGAGCGCAATTGCCCGATCAATCAGAAATATTGTATTTACCCTGCCTGGAGAACAGTTTTTTGACTCAGATTTTGGATCTGAAGTATCTGCTTCATTATTTGAGAACGTAGATGAGGTATCTGCTGTTACTATTCGTGAAGAAATTGAATATTCTATTAATCAATACGAACCGAGAGTTAATTTAATTAAAGTTGACTCTATTCCTAACTATGATAACAATGAATTTAACATTATTATTCAATATCAAATACTTGGTGCAGATGTTCCTCCTCAACAATTAGAATTTGTGTTGCTACCGTCTCGATAAATGCCACTTTTAAACTTTACTGGTCTGGATTTTGATCAGATCAAAACTACACTTAAAGATTATTTAAAATCTAATTCGGATTTTACCGATTATGACTTTGAAGGATCGAACTTATCAACAATTTTAAACGTTTTAGCGTATAATACTTACATTACTTCATATAATGCCAACATGGTATCTAATGAAGTCTTCATCGATAGTGCAACTTTAAGGGAAAATGTAGTCTCATTAGCAAGAAATATAGGATATTTACCAAGATCTAAGAAAGCTTCTAGAACAAAAGTCAATTTTTTCTGTGATATATCATCAGTTTCACCAACTCCACCTACTGTAGTACTTAAAAAGGGTTCTGTTGTTGGTACAAGTAGACAATTTGGCGGACAATCCTTCGTTTTTGGGATTACTGAGGATAAATCGGTCAGCGTTATTGATGGAATTGCAAGTTTTAATGAAGTAGAGGTATTTGAAGGTCAAGTTGTTGAACAAACCTTTGAATATTCTTCAAGAAATCCATTTGATAAGTTTATTTTATCAAATACAGGGATTGATTTAGAAACCCTTAAGGTTGCTGTGAAACCAAGTCCAAATTCTTCAGTTTCTTTAGTTTATGCACGACAAGATGATCTCTTTGATGAAAAATCTGGTTCATCAATTACTGGAGACTCTACAATATACTTTATTCATGAAGTTGAAGGTGAGCAATATGAATTAGTCTTCGGAGATGGGATTTTTGGTAAGGCTTTACAAGATGGTAACCAAATTGTTGTTTCTTATATCAAAACTGCTGGAGCACCTGCCAATGGAATCTCCAGTTTCAATTTTACCGGAAAATTAACCTATACTCGCAACGATTCTACTGTAAATGTTACAAGTGGTATCTCTTTAGTCAGTTCAAGTGGGTCCTCATCTGGTGGACAAGAAATTGAAAGTACAGATTCTGTTAAAAAGTATGCTCCACAGGTATATGCGACTCAAAATAGGGCATTAACGGCAAATGACTATGAAATTTTGATTCCAAACAAGATTTATCCTGAAACTGAGTCAATTTCCGTTTATGGAGGCGAAGAATTGATTCCTCCACAGTATGGAAAGGTTTTTATTAGTATAAAACCAAGAACTGGTGATTTTGTATCAAATGCTATTAAAGAAAACATTAAAAGAGACCTTAAAAAGTACTCTGTAGCTGGAATTGTTCCTGTAATTCTTGATTTGAAGTATTTGTTTATTGAAATGGATAGTAAAGTCTATTATAATGTAAATTTAGCAAAAAATGTTGCTAATGTTTCAAGTTTAGTGAAATCTAATATCGATAAGTACTCGAATTCTGCAGAATTGAACAAATATGGTGCTAGATTCAAATATAGTAAATTTTTAAAGATTATTGATCAAAGTCATGAATCTATAGTCTCTAATATTACTACTCTTCAAATAAGAAGGGATTTGCGGATTGCAGAAAATCAATTTGCTGAATATGCGATTGATTTTGGTAATGAATTCCATATTTCTTCAATGGAAGGTTATAATATTCGTTCTAGTGCTTTTAAAGTATTAGATATTGTTGATGATGTATACTTATTTGATATTCCTGATGCTGATAGGAAAAAGGGTAAAATTTCCTTATTTACTTTACCTGGAGACCGATCTTCACCTGCAGTAGTTGTTAGACGAAATATAGGTGTAATTGACTATAAGAAAGGACGCATCACACTAAACCCGATAAATATAGTATCAGGCAAACCTAAGGATAGCGTACAAATTTTGGAAATATCAGCTACCCCAGAATCAAATGATGTTATTGGTTTGCAAGATCTTTATTTGCAATTGGATAGAAGTAATGTAGACATGATTGTCGATGAAATTGCTTCAGGTGCTGATCCATCAGGATCAACATATACTGTTAGTCCAAGTTACACCTCCGGAAGAATAATAAGATAACAAATGACAGT